ATGTTAAACGACTTAAAAATCAAACAATTAAAACCAAGAGAAAAAACTTATAGAGTTGCTGACCACTCTGGTTTATGTGTGGAAGTACGCCCGACAGGTAAAAAGTTCTGGCGCTTTCGTTATCGTTTTCTTAATAAGCCACAAATGTTGACCATTGGGCAATACCCGGAAATCAGTCTGTCCTATGCCCGAACCAAAACTAATGAGTTCCGGGAGCAACTTGCTAAAAATATTGACCCTGCTGCAGTAAAGAAAAATGAAAGGCTAGAGGCTCTTCAAGCCCAGGAAGAAACCTTTAGATCCATTGCAAAAGAATTCTGTGAACATAAGAAAAACTCGAAGTCGGAAAACTGGCTTTACATTCGACAGCTATCATACGAAGTGGATATTTTTCCAGTCATCGGAGATAAGCCAATTAAGGATGTTACCTCTGTTGATGTTAAAAACATTATGGACAATGCAGTCAAGCGAGTGCTGAAGTCTGGTAAGGGTACTGGTGAGAATAAGGCTATTCTGGTGCGACAAAATATTGCCGAAGTCATGCAATATGCAATTATTTCGGACAGGCTAACTAACGACCCTACTTATGCATTACGCGGCTACATTCATGCACCTGAAACTGAGAATGCCCAGCCCATCAGCTCTCATGACCGTAAAAAAATTATGCCAAGCATCAGCAAATATGATGGTTCAATTAGTACCAGAAATGCACTTAAAGCTCTTATCTATACAATGTTGAGAACAATTGAAATTCGCAGAGGCTTAAAGTCATATATTGATTTTGATGCTCGGACCTGGACTATTCCGATTGCAACCAGATCAGAAATTCTGGCGGGTAAGCGCAATATGAAGAAAAACCGAATCCATATTGTACCTTTATCTGATCAGGTAATAGAGATATTAAAAGTGCAATTTGCTGCCTACCCTGATAGCCCTTATATTTTCCCCGGTGTGAAAAATGAATCCATGATCGGACCTACAACACTAAATCAGGCATTTCGCAATATGGGATTAGGTCATATCACTATGCATGACTTTAGGGCTACAGCGTCTACCGATCTAAACGAAGCTAACTACAATTCAAACTGGATTGAGCTGCAGCTTGCCCATGTTAAGGGTGATAAGGTCAAGGCTACATATGATCATGCAAAATGGCTGAGTGACCGCAGGAAAATGATGCAAGACTGGGCTGACATGGTCGATGGCTGGGCTGAGAAATGAAACCTTGGGAGCAATATTATATTGAGCAAATGATTAAACGAGCCAAGCCGTACCATAAAAGTCCAGGATGGGCGTTACGTTACAATCCGTGGTTTTCGGAACAGGAGCCATTAGAGTTTTATGAAGTTGGTGGGGTTTGTTGATCATTGCGCTAAACACTGCACGCACACTGTCACGCTAACATGATTAGAGATTGAGTGTGCTGTGCAGCCGGAGAGAAGTAAGGATATAAGGAGAAGCAGCCTCATGCGGACCACTTCTTATATGCTTTAGCCAATTTGACGTCATAGCTATTTTTTGCATACATGGGTCCATTGTAACCTCTAGCAAATGCCTTCCAATCCTTATTCCTGAGCGCCCCAATCAAACCATTTACTTTAATATAACGACACATTGCCTCGAGTTGGCTGGCTTCATCTTTATACATTGCATTAATAAATGCTTGTAATGTTGGGTAACCCAAAGATTTCCAGTGGTATCCCATGACCTGCCCTATTCCCCACGAACAGGACTCTAGCGCCACTTCACGATTAAGCTTGGCTGCGCGCTCCAGTTTGTCATGCTGTGCTGAATATTTGCCATATGCTCCAGGCGCTGGATTACATAAATCTGGAAACTGTTTAGACCATTCTTTTGATTTAGTGATCCAGTTAATTGCTTGCAGACCTTCATAGAACTTGTGTCGTTCATAAAGAATTACTGGTGTACCATCTGGATTAAAGCCAGCCCCTTTGCATTCAACTTCTATAACTGCACGAAGAGCGGCAACTTCAACGCCAAGCGCCTTCGCTTGAGCTTCAATTTGTGCAGTGGTTAAATTCTTACTCATTATCTTTATCCCATTTAAAGAATTTTGGTCGTGCACCACCCTTTCCCCAGAGATAAATCTGACGAGTGAATAGAGCAAATAGAACACTTACGGTTGTGTAAAAAAGCGTACCGGCTGGACTGGCCACATATCTGTCTTTAACTAATAATGCGACTCCAAAAATGATCGATAACATCAAAAGGAAATCGATGTGCTTTGGAAGCTTAATTTTTGGATGAAACACCAGGATTGAAAAAGAAATGATAAATAGTATGACCGCTGACTTACTTATGATTAGCAGCATCTTCATTCTCCTTTTTGACTAAACCAAGAATTCTTGATCGAGCCAAACTCAGCAACGCTTCAGCTGTACTCTTACCAGCGGCACCTAAAACAAAACCGAATAGTTCAGGGTAATTGCCGTTAGCAAGAAACAAGCTCGCTGGTTTAGCAAAGACCACGCATAAAATGAAGCCAGCAAAGAAGCCAACCAAGCGGTCTCGTTTAGATTCTTTGCTGAGCAGAAAGCCGAAAGTTGCGCCCAATATTCCAGTAAATAGAATCTGAGCATGGTCTCGTACGCTTTCTAGAACTTGACTAAGGAAGTCCATAGATTTCTCCTTTTGTCATAAATCCCCCTTATTTTTGGCAATAAAAAACCCGCCGGAGCGGGATATGTTTGTTAAATGATTAACTCGTTTGTTGAATACTTTGAACTTCTCGTGAAGTAACTTTCTTGCCAATTTGATAAATGATAGATCATGATTGCGAAGGCCATTAGGCCTCGCAACTAGTCCAAACTCTCATATCTTTTCATAATTAATTAACTGTTATGGTTGAATTTCATGTTAAGAATATAAAATTAATTGAGGATTTAATAGTTCGCTTTGATGTGGGCATCAACAGCAAGTGCGGTTTCTCTCACAAAGTCTTTTAAAGAGATATAGCAACCGATTTCTAAATTAGAAAAACTTTTATTTGTTGCTGATTTCCAAAACCCGCCGAGATCGACATAAAATTCAGTTTTAGAGATATCAGGCAGTGGCCAATCATAAGCTTGCTGCTGTTGACCAGTGCCGTCGCGATATGCGTAAGTTAGATTGCTCAATCCATCTAAAGCGTAAGTTATGGATGAACCAATAGAAGCGTTTAAAAGATTACCCGTGGTATTTATTGCTGTATTTGTCAAAGAGAACTGTGAGGTGACATGTCTTAACCACACCGTCCCCCCGCTAGAATTCACAGCAAATGCTCCCGCAACGGTTGCGGTCATTGCATAATCTTCGTGATTTGTGAGCTGTGATATCGGAACGCCAGCAGTACTTCCGATATTTTTGATCTTAAATGCTTGTAAATGACGATTTTTATTTGTTCGAACTGACTTTCTTTCAGTTGTCAATATCGCACCGTTTGATGTCTCTACTGCGCTTAGTGCTGGATTGAACTTAAAGTGATTATCTACAATTTTTGGCAGGGTACCCGTCCCGAACACCCGTCCAATCATATCCTCACCATCTAATGAGTATGCTTTTAAAACCCCTCCCACACCGTCAAGTTTTACCCCGAATTTAGGTGAAATAAAAGTATTAACCTTACCCATGATTTTATTAGCAAACATAAAGTTAAAAGCATTTAAAGTAACAGCTTCATCATTAATAACACCACCGTCAGCTAAAACCCTCGCTTTATACGCATCAAATGCGACTTGTGCGGTTGTTATTAGTTGTGAATACGTTGCTGGATACAATGCACCAGCATAACTTACATTTGATTTAATTAGTGCGGACATTGTGAATTACCTCATTCAGGTTGAAGATTGCGATTTTTAAATTTTCTTTTCGATTGACTATTGCACTGAGCATATTAAAGCCCTCGGCAACAACTGCATATTTGTTGTCACCCAGAGCGATTATTTGCGAATATCCGATGTAATCCTGATCGTCAAATGGGTGATACTTGATCGGAAAGTCATAACCCCCATCCGAGCTGATACGAATCTCGTATGCTGTACGGCTATATATTGCAGACGGAACAGCATGAAACATCAATCCATTTTCAGCATCGAAAGCTAAAGATGAAGCACAATCATTCGAAGGTAATGTTGTGTTTTGGCCTAAATCAATTAGCGTCTGACCGCTATCAACGGATTTTGCATAATAGCGATACTTTGCATTTGCTTGAGAGCGCATCGCTACTATAATCTCCCCTTCTGCATTTAACTCAGCAGCAGGCTCAACAAGGGCGTATGTATCACTTGATAAGATGTTACTTTGCGACCAATTTGCGCCATTGTCATCTGAATACACAAGGAATGTCGTATTGCTGGCGTACATCGGCAGCACCAGGCGACCACCTGGTAAAGTAATAATTTTTCCGGTTGATCCACAAACCCAGGCATTATCAAATAACAAGACTGGTGCAGTCCATGTCAAGCCGTTGTTTGACGAGTAAGAAACATACTGCTTGTAGGGTGTAGATGGTAAGTGTCCTTCGTCCCAAATCGCGATTATTCGACCATCCTGAAGGCTTCCCAGCATCGGGTGTTTCGATACTTGCTCGATTGAAGGCGGTTCACGAAATAAGGATTTTGGCTCAACGGTGATATTATTAAACTTATCGTAATTTATGAATGTTTTGTATAATTTAACGCCGGAGTTATCTCCATCGTATCCAGCAACACCGCCGCCCCAAAAACAAAGAATACGACCTTCTGCAACTTTTATGATTGCTGCAATACGCTGGATCTCACCCGCAACACCAGTGTATTTTGCGACATCTTTGATGTTAAAAAATGGATTGTCATTTGCAGACAATACAGCTTTCGCTAGAGTGATTCTAGAATCTTCAGATTGAGATGAAGCTACAGAGTTTAGATAAACTCTAGCTTTGTTTTCCATGATTTGGTATTGAACGCTTTGAGCGTCCCCACCGATAAATAATTCACCATTTTCATTAACAGTAAAAAACGCTTGATCAAGCTCGTCAACCGCCGCTATTGCACTTTGCTTACTGTCTTTTTTATAGGGGAATCCAGGGGAGGTTGTTAGTTGTTCTTGGAGGGGAACTTCGTTACCAAATAGGTATTTATCGCCATTTTCATCTGTGTGCTCTATCACAATACCATCTGCGGACAATACAGCATGAATAATTTTCTTATTCTGATCTTGACCTATAGATTTTGTTTTTTCATCTGCATAGCCCTTTGCTTGCGTCAGTGAATCATACGGACTTTTCGTTAAACTCGTCGCGCCGGCAGAGGCTTTGTAATAATCTCCGCCTTCGGTTGCGCTTAAAACTCTGACTAAGCGGTTAAGTGGAATTTCAGCGACTTTTGCATTCGCATCTGCAAGCGTGGCATATGAATCAAAATACCCACCCGCTTTCATAATTTTTTCAATTGCTGCGGGTAATGTCGGATATTCACGCCCAAGCCGGGCTATGACAACACCACTTTCATTTCCATTCACCACTTCTTCAGCGGTCATTGCGTCTACATTAAATTTTTGCACAGTGGTTTTAATATCTTCAGCCATGTTCTCACCCATTAAAAAAAGCCCGCAATTGCGGGCCTTGGTTGGTCTGGTCTATGTGATTAGATTGTTTAGATAGTCGCTATCATTTTTGTAATAACGAGTGTCGTAGTTGATTGCAGTAATCTGGCTCTCAAATGTGCCAGACGGTGACTTTTCAGAAACCAGATAGGCTTCACTGTCTTTATTCTGACTGAGCGTGATTGAGTAGACTGTAGGTGCTACTTTTCCATCCCATGAAGTGACAAGGGGTAGAGTTGGCAGGCGCTCTAAAACCAGATGCCAGTCATCACTTCCCTGCGCTACCTGCATGGTTTCAATTGAACCATTAGGCAACTGTAAATGAATGATATAGCTCTGGTCAGTTTTAAGCTGAACTGGCTGAGACAAAGCAATATTCTGCCCCATCCACTCCACGACCTCACCTTGAGTAAATCCATCGCCAATCGGCACAAGTGAAGGAATCGTGTCATCTGTCACCGCAACCCGGTCATTGATCGTAATCAGGTCGGCTTCACCATATGCAGTAAACTGTACGGTTTCACGCTGATACCTGATCTTGTTCCATGCCCGGTGCGCTAAAAAATGGGCCTGGTATTTATTTGTGACACCAGACAACTCAATCTTTTTCGGGTTAGTAATGTTCTCATCAGGAAGCTTCAGTGTTTTTTCAGTCCAGGAATCATCCGGATCAATCCAGCTCACCTCTACCCCATCATATTCATTAGTCACACCAAACTTTTCAGTCCGGGTTTCACTGCCGGGCTTTTTGTTTCGATGATTAAACAGAATGCTGGATGATGGGTTAGTCCGCTCAAACTGAAAATAGATCTTTCCACTTTCACGCCGAGCATTACAGAACACGACACTTGCAATCTGGGCTAGTGTTTCTTCATAAGACTGATTGGCTTGATCAAATGTATGATTAAACTCAGTGGCTTTGTACGTACCGAAATAGCTCTGAATGTAATTTGAAGTCTGGTAGAGACCCACTACATCCAGCTCACTAACAGAGCGACGGCCAATGAACGGATCTTCTGTTACCGCACAGACAATATCAGCAAAGTTATTTGTAGCTATACGCTGCTGTGATTTTACGCCCGATGCATAGCTATAAAGCTTGCGTGTCGCAATCATGCTGAGCTGACGGTTCTTGATCGAAAGTGCGGTTTTATCTGCTATGACTCTTGTTCGAACAATGGTTAAATCGTCATAGACAAACTTTTGCAATGCATGAACTGCGTAGGCATCCGTAACATTCACATCATCAGCCACTTTAGAACTTAAATCATCTTCAGTGGTTCGGCAGACGCGGAACCGAAAATGACCAGTGAAAGGAAATTCAATCTTTTCAGTAAGTCCTACAGCATCCCGGTAATTGTTGCTTGCGGATTGCACGGAAGTAAGCCTTTCATAAATAGGTCCGCTTGGTTGGTTATTTACAATCTGCTGATATTCAATCTTGCAATAAACTTCTCGTGGCCACACTCCGCCTTTTGAATCCTGATACCACAAGCCTTGTGGCGCTTTTAGATTAATCCAGAGTTCTTCAGATTCCTGATTTGTAAACTCAATCCAGCCCACCCACTTGTCATTCAGCTTATCTATACTGAGATCAGATGTTTCCGAGATGGTAGAGCCACCAAATATCGTATTAATCTTTGTCCACTGCGCCAGCATTGCGCTTGGAATATTCAGGGCGATGCTGCTGCTAGATATGCTTGCAACACTATATTTGCCATCAAGATTAATGCTGGTCGTGGTGTCAGAAAGTATTGCTGATATATTCCCGGATCTGTTTTCATCAATCAGGTTCCAGTCACGGTTGATTGCCGCTGGTGAGCCCAATTGAATTATATAAGTGCTACCCGACTTGCTGATTGAATTAATGCTGTATGTACCGGCGAGACTGGCATAAGCATCTGCGCTTAATGGCACAAGCAAGGACTCAATTTTGATTCGGTTCAGAGCACTGTAATTAATGAGTTCCTGCGTTGAGTTAATCTCAATTGTTCCATTAGGTCTTACAAGAGTGGCACCTGAAATCTGCTGATCACCAATATTGAAAACTCCACCTCGTAGCAGCAATTGGTCATTTGCAGCAAAACCACCTGGCACATTTCCGGTTTTAGATTTAATCAGGTTAGGATACTGGAAGTATAAATCTTTACTGCTGATTGCCAGCTCATTCGGAACGGCAAGCAGCTGATCGTTAATCGATTTAGAAGGCTTGGCGATGAATGGTGCGTAATTGAAGTTATCACCAATTTGAGTGTGCGGCACACCATTTACGATATTTACGCCCGGATCATAAATCGAGATTGATGCCCCTTCGATTGAATCAAAGGGCGTATCCCCATCGCGAATGTCTGAAACCGAGTAATAACCACGCCCCAGACACATTAACTGTTCTTCAACCTGCTTATTGTTCTCGTAAACATTGACACCAGGTGCAATCAGATCAGGAATTGATTTCACCGTTCCAAGAATATCAGGAATACGTGAGCCGATGCGTTGCTGGTTCTGCGGATTAGACAGGTTGTTATTGCTTGACCCCTGCTCAGAATCCTTGTTTTTTGGCATGTTAAGCAGTGTAAAAACTGTTGTGCCGATAGATAGCACCAAAGATGCCACAGCGACCCATTCAATTGGGGTTAGCCCGGCAGCATGACACACAATGTCAAAATCATGCTTTTTTGCCAGCATCTGCAATGATGCCTCATCAACTTTATTAGTTGGCGTGACATCGTTTTGTGCACAGGCGGGTTGTATATAAATTCTAGCCTGCGGATGTTTATTTTTTACTTCTTTGAAAATAGCCAAGACGTTATCGGATTTAATCCTTAAAACCTCATCTCCACCGTTAAGCGGATTTTTTAGAATGCGTAATCGGCTCATAGTATCGAATCCGTTTATAAACTTTCTCAAGCGATCTGAGCGGCAGGAAATGCACGCCCAGCTCGGTTAAATGCAAAACCCGATCACCATAAAAAAGCCCCACATGGGAGCTTTGATTAATGTTGGTCATCAGGACAATGGTGCCGTTGATTGGCTCTGTCAGCTTTCTGTTATGAATCGCGGTATGCCGTGAGGTATGTAATGTTTCATGTAATGACGATGTAAGCCCGACAAAGCTTTGTGAATAATCCTGACCAAACAGATATTGCGCTGCGTCAATCAGGAAATGCACACAATGATAATTTTCAGGGTTGTAGTTCCGTGTTAGTAGAGGATCGATGCTTTTCATCAGAAGAATCCTTTTAGACCGGGAAACTCATCTACGGTATAAAGCCGGCCTGTCCCCACGCTATTCAGTCGTTGTGATGCCACATCAAACGTGGTGGCTTGAGGGTCGCGGCTCATCGTCTCAACCTCCAAGCCATCCACAATGTGTGTTGGTGACTCAAGATTGCTCGACATATACGCCCGATAAATGACTTGTGGACGCTCTTCACTATCAGCATCACTAATGATTTTGAGCAACTTCGGCACCACTTCGCCCAGATCACCCACTGTAATGCTAAGAGTCTGGTCTAAGTTGTCAGCTGTATTGCCCCGGCGGATTTGCAGCGGCATATATTCATACACCGCTGTTTCGCCATTCTCGTGCTTGACGGTCACACCATCGCTATGATTGGTCACGTAGCGTAATGGCGCAGGCCATAGGCTGTGCTTAATCTCGATGCACTCAAGCAATACAACGGACGGACTGGAATCCAGATGATATTCGGTTAAATCCATCAGACATTCTCCAGGGCGTTGGGCAAGTAGTGGTTGACGAGCAACTCTATCTGTTCAGCAATTTCCCCAGTCATTCCGATTTGCCAGAAGTTAATTACCTCCTGATCATCTGCCGGATTGCGCTGGAACGGTTTTGCTACTGCCTGAATACTGGCTTGCCATAAATTTCCACGTTTGGACCACTGCAACTCACTGACAAAGCGCAACTGGTACTCTCGAATATCGGTATAGTCCAAGATTAAATCCATGAGAAATGGCTGAGGATTACGCTGGTTTTCAAAATAGAAAGCCAGCATTAAACCCATTTCTTCTCTGCTTAAGGACCATGTCAGCGGGACATTGTGTACAGAACCGATAAAAGTCCTGCGCTGCCGTGGCATACCACCTGCCAGATCCTGAGTTAAAATGCCATTGCCCAATGACGGGTTATACCCTGACTCATTCGGCGGCAAAACAAGTTTATTCATCGTTTAACCTCTGCGGTCGTATTACGCTGAATCTGCTTAGATTCAAATGAGTTAGAGTTGTTAAGGTTGACCCAAGATTGCCGGGCTGCCGCTGCTGCTTCTTTCCTGACCACATCAATCGTTATTGTGCCATCAGCAGCTTTAGAGGTATTTACCTCAGTGCCCTCTGGCAGGTTAATGATGATATTTGGAGAGGATGCTGTGTTTTTTGCTCCCTGCACAAGTTCAGTCTGCTTAAACTCACGCTGACTGCTTTTGCGTAAGGACTCAACATTTGAAGGTCCGCCCCAGCGCGCTACATCTTCTTGGCTAAATACTACTTCGCCTTTATGTACCGTGCCTGCAATATCGTACTTTCCACCGGGACCGGTATAGCCGCCGGAGGAGAAGCCAGTTAAAGTTACGCCCTGAATAGCAGACATTAGCTCATTGGTTTGCACAACTACCGCTGCTGCACTAGCCATTTTTTGCCAGATACTCACATTAGCCGGGTCATTCCATGCTGACATAACTGCACCCTTGGCATTAAGAATTGCACTAGCGAGTACAAACCCTTTTTGCATAACAAAAGCTGCTTTATATGCTGCGCTCTCCTTTTCTCCGTAAGCATCCAACAATGACCCCATCATACCGAACATAGCTCCATACCCAGCTAAAGAGGCAGCTTGCATTTGATTTTGCAAATCTAGTTCCTGCTGATTGTAAAGCTCTGATAGCGCTAATTTATTTTGACGATAAGTTTCATAGGCTTGTGTGAGTTGTTCATAGCGTTCGGCATCAGAAATATCTGGATTTTCATCAATCGAGTCTTTATAAGATTGAAGGTTGTTTGCAAGTTCTGAATATCCTGCTTGGTGCTGGTTGTTTAATTGCCATCGCTGATATGTCAGAGGGCTTAAGCTCAATTGAGCCATAGCATCTAAGCCAGCAGCTTGCATATTTCCAATAAACTCACTCATAGTGAAAAATGCAGCTTTTCTTGCTTCAATAATTTGCCTATTGGTTTCTTGCTCAGCCTCATAACGCTGATCCTGAGCTTTTAACCAATTACCTACATCTTCTTCATACGCTTTCTTTTGTAAATCCAAAAGACGATTACGTTCAGAAGGATCACTGGCAAACTTCTCATTAATCTCCTTAATTTTCTCTTGATTATCAATTTCAAGCTTTTGCCATTCATTATAATAGAGTCCACGTAAGATATTTTGATCATCAAGCAGCTGTTTTTCTCGATGCTCCTGCTCAACAAGCAACTTACTTCTATCGTCAAGAATCTTATCAAAATCATTAACAGTGAATTCAGCATCAAATGATAGGCCGCTTTGTCCGGCCATATAACCTTGGAAGTTTTTCCAATATTGGTTGTTATATTTGCCAATATTTTCACCCTTCTGAACATTACCCTCACCTGCATGGTAGGCACGTACAGCCTTCTCCAAGTCTCCCTTAAACAACTTAAGTAGATAACTCATATATTTGGCTGCACCTTCGGCAGATTGTGCTAAGTCATTGCGGTTTTTTACTCCATATTGATCGGCCGTTCCTTTTAAGAATTGGAAACCGCCACTAGCACCAGTACTTTTGTTATAAGCCTTCGCATTGCCTTTTGATTCAATCATGTGAATAGATGACAAGGTGCCCGAAGGTAACTTGTACTTACTTTCAAGTTGTGAAAAATTATATTTAGCTGCATTGGCTTGAACCTTGGCATTTACCTGTAGAACTTTGCCTTGTTGCTCAAGAATAGATAATCGCTCTTTCTCTCGTTCATTACGACCATCTAAGGCCTTGTCTTGCGCCAACACAGCCTTGTATTCTTCCGTGATACGCTTTTTAACCTCATCATAAAACTTTCCAGTTGCTGTATTGACTGAGCCTTCAACAGCCACATACTTATTAATGATAGAAATTAATCGATCATCATAGTTAAGGTCTGCTAGTCGCTTGGTAACGGTTGATGTGATGATATTGTTATTGGCTTGCTTAAAGAGGTTCTTGATTTCTTCGCTCAGTCCTGCCACTTCAACAGCAGTCTGCTTTGCATCATTGCCAACGCCCCGTATGCCCTTTGAGGTTGCTGTGAGTTTTGCTTGTGACTCATTCAGAGTGGCACTTAGGTCCTTATGTTTTCTTTCATATTCGGCAGCTTTGGTGATTTCTTCCGAAGTAATTGCATCGGTTTTATTTAAGCGTTTAAAAGCCTCTTCAACACTAATTACCCCACTACGCAATTCAGCATATATACGCTCTAACTCTTGATTGCTTTTATGAGTCCGCGTCAATGTGGCGATATACTCAACAAAATCTTTATTAAGAGCCTTAATTTTTGAACTTTGTGTTTCCACTTCTATTGTTAGTGAATCGTTTGCGGCTAGACGTTGCGCTCCTTCTAATCGGGTAAGGCTCTCGGTTGTCATATCCACATACTTTGAATGGTCTTTCAATGCTTCAGTTGCACTGTCTGCACTATCTCGAAATAGGTACATACTTGCAATTACACCGCCCAAACCTACCGCCAAACCTATAGGCCCACCAAGTGCTGCATATAGACCACGCGCAGCTATAGTTGCTGAACCCATAGCTCCAGCTTGCGCAGTGATTGCTGCCGCACTCCAGATAGCTTTTTGACCAGAGAGAACGAATGCGGCAGCTAAGCGTCCCCCATAAATTGAAACAGCTATTCCCCCAATAGTAACTAGTGTTCCAATATTTTCACCTAGATATCCAAGGCCAGCAGCCATAGTTCCGGTAGCTTTGGTGGTATCATTTAACTTCCCAAGAAAAACAGTAATTTCATTGGTTAACTTAGTCAGTCCATCTTTAAAGCTATTCTCCATATTATTTGCAAGTTGCTCGTTAGCTTCACGAGTAGCAATTAAAGTGGCAATCAAGTCTTCTAAGGAAGCCTTACCTTCTGCACCTAATTTACGGATTTCCGCCTCAGTTCTACCAGTAGTTTTTGCCATGTCAGCAATAATATTGTCCGCGCCCGTCACAATTGAAATCCATGCATCCGCGTCAATTTTACCTTTAGCCATAGCCTTGCTTAGAGCATCCATAGCACTTTGTGCCTGATCTGCCCGGGTAGCATTAGCTGTGAAAGCAAATGAAAGTGAATCAGACAGATCAAGAGTATCCTTGGTCGCATAACCTAATGACTTCATGCCGCCAGATAAAGACAGGTAAACCTCCTGAGCTTCATTTAGTGCACGAAACGTTGTATTGGCAGTAGCCAGTAAACGATCCTGGACTAGATTATATTCCTCTGTGCTTTGAGTGGCATTACGGATACGGGCAGCCATCTGGGTATAGCCATCAGCCGCTGCAATGGCTCGATCTAAAGCGATAAAACTACCAATGTATTTAGCCATTGCCATTAATCCATTGGTATTTTTTTCAAGCTGATCTTCTTGCTTTACCAGCTCTTTATTTTGATTTTCAATGGCTTTAGTTGCGGAATTTATACTCGGTGTAAGCTTCTGGGTTTCGTTATTTGCCGCTTTTAGTTTTATACCTAGATTGTTAGTAGAATTAGTTGCATCTTCTCCAATTCCAGTCATTTTCTTTAAGGTGGCGTTAAGTGCTTCAGCATCTCGCTGAGCTTGCTGAGAGTCAATTACTACTGATAAGCGAGATTCTTGAGCCATTATCATTTTCCTATAGGCAATAAAAAACCTCCCGAAGGAGGTTTACGTAAACGAATTAACTACTTTATTTGATCTATTACATTAATCAGGCTTTTGGCTGCCGGAGTGACTTGCTCACCATTTATTAAAATTCCCTCCCTGTAACCATCCGACAAAGTAAGAACTTTGAACTTAACGTCTCTAGATGCTACTAATTTTCTTGCAGTATTAACATCTACTGCAAATAAACGCGAACTATTTTTTAAGTTTCCAGATCCACCGAATTTAGTAAGAGCGCCAATTGCACTGTGCTTTGTAATTTTTCCATCAATATTTAAAAGTAGCTCCTCAAGATTTGTAGTCGCATTATTTAACTCAACGTCAAAAGCAACAATATTTGGCTCTTTATCAGACCATTTGGCTCCAAACGATACCCCTTTAGCTACCCAGCCACCATCAACCAGAGCCGGCATTCTCTGGGCTGATATTTCACGAGTACCATCGAACTGACTAGTAGTTATCTTTGCAGAGCTCATATTGTCGACAGAATACTCTGAACAGCCTATCAAGCTCGTTAAAATGGTCGTTAAAACTATTTTTTTCATTATGAATCCCTTAATTTTTAATCCAAATGGTTAAAATTAATATTACCAGTAAAATAATAACTGGAATTAGCCATATTAGTTTTGAATCTCTCTCATTGGAAGGTAATTGATTCTTTTGAATATCGCTAATAATTGGGGTTTCTACATATTTTGGCTCAGGATAATACTTGTTTTCGCGCTTAATAAAATCTGGAGTATTTTTTCCTAAAGGCGGAGCAATACCTATGTGCTTGTTTCGTTTCTTTGCAGCTTGCTGTTTTGATGTAGTACTTTCTTTTTTTACTGGTTTTAGAGTTTCTTCGTCTCTCAAGGATGGAGCCATAGGGAAATAGATTTCTGCAAAATCTCGTATGGCTATATAATCACAATCCTCTAGGCTTTTAAGCATAGATAAAAACCTTTTAAAGCTCATATTTTTATAAGCTCTATTAAAATACGCTTCTAGCTTTTTCTCCAATGTTGCTAGCGGTCGTTTTCCGTGGTAATTCGCAGCATACACATACGCTATGTGACCTAAAGCCTGCTTATGTTTCCCCTCAAACCTTAATATATTAGCCATATCTTCATGTGGAGATGCCTCTATAACCAAGGTATCTAATCTGGTAAAACGCATTTTACTAGCATGTTGTAGATAATAAGCTTTTTGATTTCCCAGATGTCTCCACGCATCATCAAATCTTTTTCCCTTTATAGCATCCTTGGCCAACTGTTTTTCATGTGCCGCACTGCTTAAATAGTCTTCCACATACCTACCCCGAATATTTATTATAGGAAGTAAGATACTAACTCCAGAATGAAAAAACCACTCTTTCGAGTGGTCTTGTTCTTAAATTAAGATTACTTCACAAGTCGATCCATTGCGTTTTGCACAATCGTTGGTAATTGATCTTTACTCACCAAGTCGGTACGACACACCAGCTCAGGAATACTCTTGGCATCAATCATCACTGCATTGTCAGGCAACAAATCAATTGCAAATCCACCTTGATAATTCAGTCTTAAGGTCATCTGCTTGCCTTGCAGTATTTGCGACATCAAGGCCTGTACCACATGCTCTGTATTAAAGGTTGGGCGCTCAGGCATTTTTCCACCTAAACGCTTCACTTCCTTTTCAAGTTGTTCATGGTACTCAATCAGTCGATACTGTAATGCACCATGGCAATTCTGAATCGCACTTACATCTACCGGTGAATGTTGCTGAACTTTATCAAAGGTCAGGATTAGGCCGTGAACATATTCAACCGCATCATCAAGCCGATCTAATGGAATCTCCTCAATATGCTCAACGTTGAATCGCTGCTGAACCATGATGTACGCATCAGAAAAGTTAATCTTTACGCGTGATACTAAGTTCGATACAGCATGACGCAGGTTTTCACGGTCTTTCGGGGTGGTTTTAGTTTTCTGCTTTACGTATTCCTGCACAGCAAAATAACAATCTTCCAATTGCTCGAATATGTCCCATGCTCGATTGGTGTCTAGCATTTTTGCATGTCTGGCCGCGCCACGTTCAGTCCACAATATAAGAACGCGTACCTTGTTTGAGATTTGCGTATGAAGAATATTCACAAGCAAACTTTGATTACCCTCAACACTACTAAGCAAATCTTGCTCACCTCTTTGAGAGGTTGGCAAATTATTTGTGAGTAGTTTTAAACTACTCACAAAATCTTTTAGTTCTTGACCTGTAATTTTGAAATAATGCTTGCCCTCAATAAAGCGAGTTTTATTTTCGTGATGGTTTTGACGAATGCGAACCGGTGTAGTGTCATAAAAATCAGCAAGCATATCGGTTGTTAAAACAGGTACGCCTTTATAGCGTGCAACCATAGTTGCTTTTTGTGGTTCAATTTGTGCTAAACTACTCATGTTGATTTACCTCATAGTTGTTGACAATCAATTAAGCTCCGCATCCGCCAAGATTCAGGGGCTTTTTTGTTGTCTGTTGATTTCATGCTTTCGCACTCTCTATTTTCTCTTTCATTTGCTTAACCGCATGGTTAATCAAATAATTCACTGGTCTTTCATACTCCTTACCAGTTTCTTTTAACCACTCCATTAACTCTGGATCAATTCTTAAGTTGTATTGAACCTTTGATCTTGGGGTTGTGGTTGGCTTTGTTAACATCTCCATCATAATCACCTTAAGTAATATTGTTTTGGTATTACTTAATAATATCGAAATAATATTATTAGTCAATATTATTTTAATGCGAATATTAAAACAATACCCAGAGTGATAGAATTTACAAATATTTATCGTAGGCACTAACCATGACAGCAAGTAGCGGAAACCTGACTACCCAATACAATTTGCGGTGGTCTGAGGATCTAAAAGAAAAAGTTGTTGATGCATCCAAAGAAAACTCACGATCTATTAATCAAGAAATTGTTGCTAGGCTTGAGCAAAGTTTCTCTGCATCTATAGAAAAACCTATTGCCAATAAAAAAATTGATGTATGTCTTCAAATATCACCTTCTCCTGATTTCGACCTAGAAGAGGATGAGTATCAAAGCTTGATCCTTCAATTTGATCCCGCTCAAATCCCTATGAAAGGGGATGTTTTGGAAATTGAGGATGCAGGCGGAAATACCCGAACATTTGAGGTTAATAAAAGAATAATCAATACCTCTATAAGTGGGCATATAGGTTTTACTCTTGGTCTGCAAAGATCTACTGACTGGGAATAAGCATCAGATCTGGTGTTTGCCTCCAGAGTCTCAATTTGAGTGTCTCGATATGATGCTCAAATCTGAGAGTCATGATATGCAAATTCTCATATCATCTCTGCAAATTTGCAGAGGACTTCTCACATATGAGAAGCAAAAAAGCACCCTAGGGTGCTTTTATTTATCACTCATGCATGCTTTAAAAAATTGATCTGAAAATTCAAGTACTATTAATTCAGCATCTTCTTTAGTTGATGCCATGGGCACATCATAAGCACTGTTTACGAATATTTCGAAAAGACCACGAGTATCTTCATCAAGAGTACTCAAGAGAGTATAAATTTCTCTAATCGAAACACCTCTCTGTCTTGCAGACATAACTGTTTCCGCTATTTCTGCTCCGCCCTCACATATTTGTTTTTTCTGTTGCCACGCATTATTGTTTTCTGATCTAGCTGCCATACTTCCGCTAGATATAAGTAATCCGCAAATTATTATAAGTTTCTTCATATCTAGCTCCTTTATTATTAGAAGTAAGATACTTTTTATACAGCAAAAAGAAAAGCCACCCGAAGGAGGCGTAGCTTAAAAATAACTTCAGCAGCGACCATATTGTCTCGCACCATCATGTTTCTTTTTCCAGTTGAATGCGTCAACAATTCGGCCCGTTGGTTGGCTATGAATCAAATCCCCATCCGCAATCATCGCTGCCTCCAATTGCTCAAGTTGATCTAGAGTCTCAATCAGATTGAATAAAGATCGAAGGGTCACGATGATTTTATGGTTAGGGAATTTTGACTCTATTTCATCCTGCTTTTCAGACAGGTCAGTCATGCCGGCTTTTGATGCTGCCACTACCACATAAGCTGTACCATCAATAAGGAAATCAACTTCCTGATCATTATCATTTGCCTGTCTACAAGCAAAAATAAGGTAAGCAAGGTCAGCTTTATTCATCTTAAATATCCTTTTTCAAAAATGGTAAAGATGGCTGTAATTCACTTTCTAATTGCGCAATCTCATTTTCGAATATTGGCTTATCATCGCGCCATTGCCGCATCCCACGAGCTTGTCCACTCACCTGCTCTTTTCTATTTTTATATTCAAGGCTAACCTGGTTATATCTAGCCCATTTAGATTTGAAGGTTTGAGTTATTTGATTTGACATCCATTCAAAAGCATCAATGAATGATTCTTTAATGGCATCAGCTTTTTCACCACTGAAGCCCATGACAAGAAACATGAAGCCACGTTCTGTCATTTGATAGAAGCCCGTGTTTCTTTTTGTACTACCTATCTGTCTGTTTTCTAAGGTAAACGCAAAATTGCGTTCACGGAATTTTTGTGAGCACTTCATATTTTTAATTGCTCGAAGCACATCAGAGTGCCGTTTTTTGAATGCCTCTGCTACTGCATAGCTGGTTGTTTTAGCCTCGCCATTCTCGCTTGATACCATGGCACGCAGATTCATTGTACTCATCATATTCATGATTAATCTCTCTTTAATGCTCACGTTCAGAATTAATATGCCGACAACACGTTGAACGTGGAGAGATACGTGTGTTCGATAGCTAATCTAGTCGGCAAAACTGGGCAATAAAAAAGCCCCACATTTCTGTAGGGCTCATTTTGAAACAGGTAAAAATACCTAAATTTTTTTGTTCGCAAATTTAAAAGCCCCAAATCATTACAATTCAGGGCTAGGTCAAGTCGGTTGAGTGATTTAACGCTTCCTCTTCAGCTCACGACTTCTTTTCTCTTGAGCTTTAAATGCTTCATCCAGGTAAATATTGTCGATAGCAAAGATCGCAGCATTGAAGATATATCGTTCTACCGGTAACTCATACTGTTCGCAGTAAGCATTTAAATCAGCAATACTGAGTGAAAGTGGTGTGCCTTGCTCATACCGTCGAGAGCGGGCAATCGTGTTGTATGCTTCGAGCAAGGCGTTTGCTACGTAGGAGTATAGGGGTGGATCAGGCTGCTTAATTCCCAATGCTTCCCTTTGTTTTATTTCGTGCTCGCTGAGTCCGGCGTATCTGTTGAGGTACTGGTAGAGATTGATGACTTTCCCACGACTTCATCACGAAATCCATCGGCCTCTTTTTGGAGTTTTTCTGATTCCTTGCGAACAAAGGCCCAAAGATCTAAACCTATATTGGTGTTCTTCAGGAGCTTGTAAGCATTCTCAGGCGAATATGGTGGTTCAACAGCTTCACCATTTTCAATAAACTCCACACCTTTCCAGTCCTCAATAAGATGTGATGCCACAGCCTCCAATAGGAGCTCATGAAAGAGCTTGTCATCATTACCAGCTAAGGAAACATCGTATCCTTTAGATACAACCTGATTCCGGGCACGTTCTTCGGCGACCTGAAATGCCTTATGGGCAATGCCACGTATTTTAAATTCAGCGCCCTGGAATTCGCGCCATGCTGATACTTCTTTGTTTTGAGTAATTGCGACTTTTAAAGCCATGGTTCTATCCCAAAAAGAAAGGCCCCGAAGGGCCAAAAGGTTAAGGTGCAATAATTCGTGTAATCACTGGCGAAACATTGATGTGGTTAAAGCTCACATCAAGCATGATCGTATCCTCGCCACCACCGTCCGGGTGATTGGCTTCTGACACTTCCAGTTCAGGGAACTCAAAGGCATATCCATTCCCTTCACTATCCTCAATAGAGAATGCTAACGGCATGGTATCGCGAGATTTCACATAATCGATGTAACCAGCTGCCTGACTTGAGAAAATGAACTGGGTGCTCAGCGTAATGTCGACCATCTTTTCCAGATAAGTTTGAGCTGAAAGCTTTTGATTACCAATACAGCGAATTGCTTCAAGATTATTGGAGATATTAAGTTCAAGTGACTGCAAGCAAGATGTTCCGACAATGCCTTGTCCATTTACAGTCAAGTCGCCTACATTCAGAGCAGAAACCATGACAGCTTCAGGTACAGGCAATGGATCAACCACTGGGTTTACAGTAGTGCGTTCAAAGTCGGTCCCAACAAGCCCAAAGGTTGCTGTGATTTTGCCTGTAGTCGCAATAGATAGTGAAGCTTCACCAATACGGACACCGCGATAGATAAAGACTTGCCCCTTATCTGAATAGTGTTTAACGAAGGTAAATGTTTTTCGAACATCACCACCAAACTTCAATACATTGGCTACCCACTCATTCATAGCAACTGCTGACCAGAAATCATCAAACAGGCCGATTGATAGCTCAACTTCAAGCGAGCCAGTAATCTCTGCTTCAGTCGCCATCCCACCTTGACGGAAGCGTGTGTCTGAAACGCTATTTGAGGTTTCGGTAGTTACTGACTCTGAAAGGCCATCTGTGACCCGGCGAACTGTTTTCCATACGGGTACAGCAGGTAATACTTCTGGGGTTTCCTCTGCTGCATAGTAGAGGCGAATTTTTGCACCAGAGCTCATTTTGCTCTCCTTATTTTTTGGCATAAAAAAACCGCCAATTAAGGCGGTGGATAAATTGAATGTTTTTAATTAACTCTGAAGTCAGCTAATATCAAGTATTGCACAAAATCACTATCTTCCGAACGTCTTGGTGCGTGCACCAGAGGGATTTCCAAATGACTTACGGCCAGTTCACGAAGATGATCACGCCAGTAATCGGCAAGCTGTGTTAGTGCTTTCTCGCCAGTATTCTTCCGACCAAAACACTGAATCGCAATCTGTCCAACATCCCGGTAGCACAGGCCGTTGCCTAAACCTGCGATAAAACTTGGTCCATAGTTGATGGTAACGCGGCACCAAAGCCCAGTAGTCGGAACTGTAAAGTTAGGCGAGTTAGGATATTGAACCCGGTCTTGAGTAATACCTGTAAATGTGGTGAGCCGTGATGTTATAACTTGTCGGGCTTCTTCAAGGGTCATTGCCATACTAGCCACCGTACTTCTGTCTGACTGCTGCCATTGTTGTGCTTACCATGCCGCTTGGTGCCTGCTGAGAATAACCGTCTTCAAGCCGCTCAATGTATGGCAAGTTATTCTGGATATAGACTACCGAGCCTAGCTTCGCATTTTGGGAAATAAAGACGAATGCTTTTTGAAGTGCCCCCTGTCCTGACTTATCCGAGCCATCATTCACTGAATGATCTGGTTTATCTGAGACAATCCAGTTATTACGTGCAGTACCCGTATCGACAGGCGTTGCCATTACCACACCCTGAGCCACATCAGCCGCAATATTTTTAATTAACTTCTCAGCATCAGCCTTGATGTTGAAGGAAAAGTTACTCGGTTTGTTTTTCCAGGCCATTACACTTTCCTCAGCTGGATAGTCCAAGATACACCTGCCGGATCTTGCTTCTTATGCATCACCCGGTACTTACCATCAGTTAACTGCCATTCATCATCAACCAATGGCTCTGCTGTAACTTCATTCTGTAGAAGCGTGGCCTTTTTATCTGTGGCAAGTACACCTAGAGTGATTATTTCCTGCTGATTGTATGAGCCAGCCACACACCGACCTGAATATTCAAATCGGGTTTCATCATAAGTTTCTTCTACCGGGTCCCAATTACCCTTTGTAATTCGTGCACAGGTGAAAGGAGTTATTGCATCAGCCAAGTCTGTATTAAAAGCTTCGGCAATATCAGCTTGGATTTCATCACGTAGGCCCATAGACACCTCACTTAATTACTGGTGCACTAAATGCAAAACCTTTGTTCAGATAAGGAAAAAGAAGATCTTCAATAAAATCCATATCCCCTAATCTGCCCTGCTCATGACCTGCCACATAAGTCTTTTCTGACTCTACTGTGTCGGCCTTCACACGTTTTGAGGCAACAAGCCCTTCGGTTCGGTCAGCATATAGCTGTCCATTTGCAGCCAGTTTTGCTAAGTAAGCGCCGGCCAGCATTACATTATCTGGTATTAAATCTTGTTCAAAAGTACGCAAAGGCCTAGCACTCAGCCAGGCATTTGCTCGAATAACAGCTTGCGCTGCGTCACCATTGCCCCACCATAAAGGCCCAAGCTTTTCAGTGACGGTATCAACAGTGACGTAGTTCATGAGTTATTCCTTATGGGGTTCCAGAGCCATTACCAGTTTCACTTTTTGTACCAGTAATCGGTTCAGTTACTGCCGGGTCTTTAATGCCGTAGTCTTTACCAGACTTGGTTTCATCAAAAACCTTACCATTGGCTAAAGTGCTGCCCGACTCATCAATGTAGGCGCGTTCCGATGGGTACGTGTAGTTGATAGCCGGTTTTACTAAGTCTTTAGGAAGCATGTCCTACTCCTTACAAATTGGTGATTAGGAAACGGAATGGAACAGATGAAGCACCGCTGACCATTGCCCAGTTTTCAGCTTTCTGCAGGTCACCCCATGAAGCAGATAGCGACTCATTCTTCGTACCACCGGTTAAGGTGTTTTCTGGGGCAACAAAGCTAAAGCCTTGCGGATGAATCAGCATATTGCGACGAGTCCATAGACGGTCATGACCACCACCGTTACCGGTTGCCTGTGATTCATCAAGGGTCATATCTTTTGGCCCCGGAACTGCGTCATAAGAGAATGCTGCATTGCTGGCAAGAATTGAAACAAACTGAGCATTAACACCGCTGCCGATCTTGGTACCGAAATCTGTTTCAATAACGGTACGCCCGTTATAAACATCAACTGGCGGCAAGTTGGCACTGTTAGTCACCTTCTCAACCAGATTCTGTTTACGCATTTTTGCCGCAATCAGAGGGTGAACAAAGATCACACCATTACCACGACGATTGCGCGACATGGTTGATTCAGCATCAATGAATGCATCAACACTAAAACCGGAAGCTTCGTTAGCAGATGAGGTCTTAGAAATATCAACCGTTAATGATTTACCGTTGGCCTGATCATAATTACGCAAACCAATTACTGTGGCGCGTGCCCGGTTTTCACCAGCATCCTGCCAATATCCATTGATAAGGCCGCCAATGAGTTCGAGTGAATTGACCTGAGATAGGTACTGTCCGAGATTTGATTCAAGAAAACCTTCGTTCAGGAATGCAATACGGCCAGTCATTGAGCCAGCATCAATTTCACGACCTTCTGCAAGGTCGGTTACGATAGTGTTGCTGTAGTTTGATTCCAGGTTGCCATCGATACCATTGATATATGGCACTTCAAAAGTCTTGGCACCACTGGTTAATAGTGGGCGCAATCGACCATCACTGGCAAAAGCACCAGACTGAACCAATGGCGATACTTTCATCGGGTCTGGCGCAATGTATGACAGTAGAACTGCACGGTTAAATACTTGGGCTAATGTAGCCATAAGTTACTCCTAATAATTATTAAAATCGCCATTCGCACGAGCTTGCTCAAATCCTGCCGGATCACGAGCTTGCCATTCAGCGCGTTCAGCTAAAGACATTTCACTTGGTTTCTTGGCAGCACCACCGCCAGAATTAGCACCATTAGCCCCACCACCTGATGCATGAGACGCAGCAATTAACGGCTTAAATGCCGGATTGTCACGAAATTCTTTTTTAAGATCGTCAATCGTTGCAGCACTTGGTTTGCCCTGCGCATCAAGTACCCGAACTTTGACTTGACCATCTACAGTTTCAACCTGCAAACGGCCTGTGATATGTGGAAGCAGCACACTTGAACAACCTGACACAGCCAGTTCATTTGCAAGTGTTGAAGCAGTCTGACCTACCGTAAGCTGGTAGACCTGAGATTCGAGTGCTTTGCTCTGCTCTAGCAGCTCAGCTTCACGTTTTGTTAGTTTTTCCTGCCAAGACTTTTCTAACGCTTCGATATTGCCGTTTTTGCGGGCATTTTCTTCTTCCTTTTGACGGGCCAAATCTTCAGCTTCTTTGCGTTTTTGCTGTTCAGCTTTCTTCTCAGCCAGCAGCTCATCAACTTTCTTCCGCAAACCATCATCGTTCTGCGGCTGTGGAACGCCTTTTACTTTTAAAAAGAACTTGCCGTCTTTTTCTTCATAAAATGCTTTATGTGCTTCTTCCAAGCCCTCTAGGCTATCGAGTTCATATTCAAACATTGTGCTCTCCGAGCGTTGTGCAGTCACAAACTGCGGGCATAAAAAAAGACCCGTTAGGGTCTAGGTTTTGATTTGGTTTATTTATCCTGATTTCTTAATTCAACATCTTTCTGATGGCTTAGGCTTCTCATAACAGGTGCTTTTTTCTTGGGTGGCAGTTGGAAGGTGGCAGTCACAATGGTCATTCCATCCACACCACACTCAGCACTAACATTTGATTGCATGCCTATCTCCTGCTTAGTTTCGGCGTCTACAAGCATAAATTGATTAGTACCTTCAATAAGTTTTAATTCAATGTCTTTCACAATCCCAACTCCTTAGATACGGTTTTAGAGCTACGGGTTTTTCGACTGAGAACCCAAGACCAATCCACATCATTTGTCTGCGCACCGCGTTGGCGCGAAATGGAATTAAAATGAGATCTATGCTCAAGATGTAGCGAATTTCATTAATGTCTAAAACTGACGTTATTGGCCTCATAACCCCAACTCCTTAAATGTCTTCTGGTCTAGTGCTTCAAGCTCTGCCAATGTGTATGGCTTGCCTTGTGGATCAACAAACTTGTCTATTGAATACTTACCCTGCTTATAGAGTTCATATCGCTTAGGTCCAAGCCATTCTTTTTGAAAGTTAGCAGATTGATTGCTGAACCATTTTGCATAAGAGGTATTTGAGTCAACCTGCCCAATCTTTCCGCTCCGCTCATCTTTTGGAATATTCTTTACGGGTCGATCATCAGCAACAAAAGGCCGTTTACCTATTGTTTCACCATCAGCATTGCAGCCCACAATTGAACTACGACAGCGCGGATGCAGTGGAGGTCTGGGATATGAACCATCAGCCGGATAGACACTAGAATCCAGACTGGCACAGGTTTTAGATGTACGCCCGTCTAAAGTGGCTACAAATTTCACATGCTCAAATCCCAAAGCCTTCCACATCTCGCTATAAGACGTATTGGAAATATGACTTCTCGCGGTTCGTACAATCGCATCAATGGACTGCCTGGACTGGTTTAAAATACCGTCCTGATAATCCACAGCCTTACGGCCTTTTATGCGCTGTATGATCTGCTGATTGGTCTGACCCTGAGCAATGCCATCACGAATGGTGTACTCCACTCTGGCACGCGTATCAGCACTAATCTTTGAGAACATTTGGTCGAGCAGATTCCCACCTGCAAACGGTATTTTCTTGGCAGCTTTAAGCAGCTTTTCACCGTCCACGTCCTGAACCGTTTCATCCATCAACTTGTAAATGTACTGAGCCTCATAAACCGCCAAGGCTACAGCAGATGCCGCGAAGACTTCAGGCAACGTGGAATTTAATGCAGTAAACCAGTCACTAATCAGGTCCCGAATCTCACGCAATGCCGGCGTTGTATATTGACCGCCAGCTAAAGCACTTCTCTCACTCTCTGACAGCTCATCAAGCAGGTCTCGCAGCTCAGATAGCATTCGGTTTGAATTGCCGTTAAATGGCTTGAGAACTTCATTTACAGCTTGTGTACTGGCTCGCTGCAAGTAGGCCTGATGCTGAGTGAGAGCATCCAGCATAGACACTTGTTGATTCATAACGATTACTCAACTGGCAGAGCGGCTTTACCTTCATTTTCCTGCTCAATTCGAAGCTGCTCTTCATCAAAATCGACTTCTGGTACTTTCCCGGTAGTTTGCAGTTCATGGAATGTCCGCATACTCATTTTGCCTTGCAGCACCTGTTCAAAGTAGAACTTCAGATCTTCAGTGCTGAGCTTGCCGCGTGCAAAGTCCTGTTTGATGCTGAACCTGGCTTTATCACCTGCACCAAAGTACATGGCACACCAGCGCAATACATTTTCAGCAGCTTCGTTCAGGTTGGCCACACAAAGCGATAGAACACTGTACTGTGACAGGGCTTCATTGTTTGATTGAGTTGCAGTCTTCACGACCTGATTTTCTTCAAGCAGCTTGGCACCCAATGAAGCCATATATTTCTCTTTGGCTTCCATGGCTGACTTGGCCAAGGTGCGCTCATCAGGCTGAACGAAATCAAACTTCCCACCTACAGGCAACATCAAAATATTGCCTGAACCCAACCGAACCCCTTTTTCTTGCAACCAGTCTCGCCATTCAGAATCCAGTTCGGTCATGACCGGCTGAACCTGTCCTGCATAAAACACACTGTTCTCATACTCCGCAGAGTTGTGATAATGAGCAATGTTCATCAGCGCTAAAGATTCAAGCGGAATATTATCCATTGCCCAATCATTCGAGAATGAACCGAGCGGTTGAAACGGAATTTCATTCCATCTTTGTTTATTGGCTTGAGTGGGATAATAAGGGTCGGTGTCTGCTGCCAGATTACCTGTACGATCTGAATAAGTCTGCACACAATATTCATTGTTCTCGTCCAGACGCAGTACGCGGTAAACCTTGATCTCTTTAAGACTAAATTCATTCAGCGGATCAACAACCGTATCTTTCTCGGCTAAAACCACTAATGACGTTTTATAAAGTGAACCAACACGCTTCACACGCCAGTTCAAGATATTTTCAGCCTTGTAGTAAATTACCGTTGGGCGAATACCCAGCTTCTCCACATCAGCCAGCGAAGTGCTGCGCTCAGTCTTGGGATAGTCTACAAAGAAACCGCCACGGCCTTTTTTAAGCAACCCTTCCAGTGCAGTCTGATTCAACTGAAACAGGGATTTCCCTGATCCATCTGCATTACTTGCCAAGAAATCCATGCCATCTGGATCAAATGCTGGATCTTCAGCAAATGCAATACCAATCAGTTTTTGCAGCGTATCTTTAGTGACTTCGAAAAAAACAGCCCGGTTCAAATAAGCATCATACCGGGCATTGTTTTCAAGCGTATCATCGCTCGCATTGGGCTTAGGGAGATAGTTTTCCCGACTCTGCTTCATTGCGTAGGCCCCAGCACAAACATCTTCAACCGTTTTCCAGCGCTTCTCGATGTCTGCATAGTCTTTATGTTTTGTATCTACTGACATTAGTAAGTCGTCCGTAAGTTGATTGTTCGCGCTTTAGGTGGATCACTTAGTTCATTAAAACCGTCACTTAATCCGTCTACCTGATCGTCATGCTTACCATTTGGAAAGTTACGCAATTCTTCTATCAGCGCCTTATTCCAGTCACCCTTTAGCATTTTCACATTGCCCACATTGACCTGAGCAGCAAACGGCTGAGCACGGGTAATCTTGTCTCCCGACACAGTTTCAGCTTTGACATTGAAACCAGATAACATAGTGATAAAGTTTTTAGCCTGTGATTTTCCCGCTTGACCCGGATCTTGTGGCAGCCGAATGTGGACCTTCCTACCGTCCATTTGTGCAGTCTGTTTCAGGGTATTCTCTACACCTTCCGGCCCCCATCTCCCACGCACCATATCTACAATATAAATCTGATTGCTCTTAGTTCTTAGCATACGAGGACCAGCAGTCCAGTCACCTTCATTTTCAGAGGCTGCCAGATCCCAAGCCCGTATCTCTTTGAGAATGTCAGGCGGTAACGTCTCTACAATTTCAATTCGATCAGGCTTAAAAAAACCGCCTGCTGGCGGTGATGGTAATTGTCTGTATTGTCCTGAGAATACATAAGGGGCTGTATCTTCCATTACTTTGAGCCGTTCTATGCTATGTTTCTCTGGCCATAATGCCGAACCGTCGGGTTGAATCGCGGGAAGGCAAAGATGTTCCCACTCTTCTCCATTCCCCCCATCAAGCAACCAGCCGGCTAAATCTTCCTCATGAAGTCGCTGCATGATCACAATAATTGGCGTATCTGGTGAGTTGGTCCTTGATTCAAGCGTATTTTGGAACCACTCAATGACATTCTTACGAATGGTATCGGAGCTGGCTTCACTTGCCTTATGTGGGTCATCAATAATGATTGCACCCCCAAAAGACTCTCTAATCTTGCCAGCACCAAAACCTGTAATAGTTCCGCCCGTGCCCTGTGCATAGCACACACCACCAGCAACAGTGCGCCAGTCATCCTTAGCCTTACTATCATCGCGTAGTGTAAGGTCGGGAAATATCTTTTTAAAAGCAGGCTCTTGGACTAGATTGCGAGTCTGAAATGCATTATTCGCAGCCAATGTGGCAGAGTAACTCACATGAATAAATTCGCAGTCAGGCACTTTACCAAAGCACCAAGCCATAAAATTAATTACCGCCAATTCAGTCTTGGAGTAACGCGGTGGAATATTAATGATTAAGCGTTTTGTTTCACCGCGGAAAACTTTCATAAGTGCATCGCAGACCACCCGATGATGCCAGTTATGCATCCACTTATACTTACGACGTTCTTTGAACATATAGCGAGAGAAGAAATACAAATCCTCTTGAGCTTCAACCTGAATAGCAAGCTCACGCGCTGGGTCAATAATCATTTAAAACCTGCTCCCTTGCTTTAAGGTAGCTTTCGGTTGGCACGTTTGAATTTACCGTTTCAATCGGCTTGCCATCCTTACCAGTAATCTCTTGACGATTGGTAAATTGACCACCCGCATCTTTTGCTGCCTGCTCAAGAATCTTAAGAGACATCACTACGTTTTTAGAATTTCGCTCCAACTGCTTTTGATACTGCTTTAAGCGGTAATACTTTTGAGCAATTGGAATGTCAATCAAACCTGCGTCAAAGTCAGCACGCGTCCTATTGAAAAGATCAACAAATTTTTTACTTAAATCCTTGCCGCGGCTTTTTGTTGGATCATATGCAGCAACCTGTTGACGTTCAATTTCAATCTTAAATTCTTGTTTTACCGCATCAGCCACTTCTTGAGGTGTATCACGGCAAGCAAGAGACTGAACTATAAAGATTTTTACAGGCTCTTTTAGTGTTGCCATAAGCACCTCTTTGTATCAGTACGTATCAGAAAGCAGACAAAAAATTAAGCCAACTTCAATAAACACGTACCGCATGCATGAGCAATATTAGCCCGAGATATAGTTGGACCATCATTTGCAAGCTCTACCATTTTTTGAACATCTGCTGATGCGCCATACCGCTCAACCACCCCATGAAATTCTTCAACATCATGGCCACGTAAATAAAGTCTGGGCAGTCCGGTTGATGCACTCCATAAGAGTTCACCACTTTCCGCGTCTTTTTCTTGTCCGATATGGTAAAGCTCATGTTCAACCAAGGCGCAGAAGTCCATATCATTCATAACCTGACAAGCACGAGCATCTAACGTAATAAGATATTTAGGTATGTCACCAAACCAACCCATTAGCTGCATTTCCTGTCGAGCCTTACGCCAACCACCTGCATTGATCATGACGCGCTCAGTTTGACCTAATACCCTACGACCTTTTGACTTACACGTTGAATAAGCCCATAAAAAGGATATTTCCGGCGGATCAAAACTATTGAGATGGTCATGATCCACGTTGTATAGCTCGGACCAATCTGACAAAAAGGTTTCTTTTATCCAAGGCCACAAGTCATTATTTGCTGGTTCAAAGTAAAGCAGCCCACCAGATTCCAGATATTCTTCATCATCTGCATAGGGATTGTCCTGCTCCGGCGGATAGGGCCTTTTCATAAATTGACCTCATTAAAAAACCTCCCGAAGGAGGTCTCTGTGTCTTTAGTTTACTTTGAGTGTTTCACCAGTTTTTGGATGAATGAAGCATGCGTCCAAACCCTGTGGTCTGACTTGCTCTCCATCAATAATAAGCGCTGCAACACTAACTTCATCATTAGTTGAATCAACGTCAAGATAGTCGTGCTTCTTAACTTTAACTAAGGCGTTAAATATATATTCTTCACCGGTCTTTTCGCTTACTGCTCGAACTTGTTTTTCAATAATTTTCATTTTTAATATCTTGAGTTTAAAAAGAAATATTATAAATCTTTATTTCTCTTAATGCGGATAAGAGTGTAATAAAATACTACGTTAAGCACTCTCACATTTCCCACACTTCCTGCACTCTTTCACCCTGAACACATCATTCTCAAACTCCCACGCATGGAAGCAGAATATCTGGCGTATATATCGGAGCATTCCTTTCTCCTATAAAAAAGCCTGCAATAAGCAGGCCTTAAGCAAAACTTCTATTTATTTAATTAAGCCATATCTTTCACAAAAACCCTCTTCTGTATGAGCATCTATGTGTTCGCGCTGTCTTTTCCGTTTCTCTGGACTCATACTCTTTGCTGCATAATGAGTTTCAGCAATAGCTGTAGCCATCTGTCGTCGCTTAAGACGGCTTGGTTCATTCTTATCCAAGATAGTAGGTTTTGAGCCATCTTTCATACTTATTCTCCGGTTTTAGATACCTGAAGAACAAACATACAATACTTATTAGATCTTGCAAATAAAAAGCCCACCTTTCGATGAGCTTATTAAAACTTCTTCTTATCTTCAACAGTTAAGGGCTGATAGGTCATATAGGCTTCAACCTGATTCAATCGAATTACATCACCCAGATCAGGCCGGTCCACAGTCAAAGTAAAGTATTTATCTTCACTATCGCATATATCCCAAATCGCAGGGAGATAATCAATTGATTCCTCATCTACTTTGATTGCCAGAATGCATAGTTGATTGGGTTTGGTTGGTGCATGTTGGTTTGAGAGCCAGGCCATTTTATCACTCCGTAGAAACGAAAAAAGCCCACTAAAATAGTGAGCTTCTTGAGATTGGTCTCGGTTGAACCGTAATACGACCAGTATATAAAAACTATATACTAACGGGATGAATTTAGTCAATTATTGTTTTCGTAAATCTTTTCTGTACTTGGCAATGATGTCACTCGCTGCAATCTCAGCTTCCTCAAGCATCATTTTTGCTGCATCTCCAAAGTGCTTCCAATTGTTCTGATATGTCTTATAGGCAATTTCCACGCCTGCAAACCACAATCTACCTTCACCAGTAAACTTAGCTTCAAGATGCGGATGAAAGTAAAAATATAACTCCATTCGAGCAATCTGTTCGCACAGCTTATCAAGACCTGGCTTACGTGTTTTCTCCTGTGATGCTACAGCGTAAATTGCTTTAAACAGGAAAGCCTGAACATTCTTAAACTGCACTGTATTATCGGCATAATCTCCAAATGCTAATAACAGTGCCAAGTCTTTTTGCAAATCATCTTCCATTTTTGCGAATGCGCCAGCTTTCTCCTCCCAATTTGGTGGACGCTCACCTGTAGCTCTAATGCTTACCTCATAACAGGCTGTTTTAGCCCGTATTTGATTACCTAGCCATTCAAAGTTTTCTCGATTCGTCACTGCCGCATTCATCCCGTTCCCCTTTATGCTCTAGACATTCACGTATTTAAAAAACAAGGTAGTCCCATCCTGCTGTGGGATTAATACGCTCTGTCCCTGTTCTATGGCTTCAATCTGCTCTGCTGTTAAGTGCTTGCCCGCGTGTTTCAGAAAGTCGTCTTTAGAATCAAACTTAGCTTTCCCATAAATATTGGTATTGGTTTCATTCCAGTGCTCATAAAGCCAATACTTGCCATTTGAATAAAGCAGCCAGTCAAAATTATTAGTATCCATTCCCATTCCCCTTATACCTTCAACTTTTCAACCTGAATTACCAGCTTTCCGCCTTTGAAGACTGGCAACCGTTTAACTGTCAGTCATGCCCAGCCATCCACTAAGTAGGCAGCCTTTCTAGCTAGAGATCTGTAAGCTTTCGCATCAATAACTATCAATTTCACCTCCGGGTGATAAATAGCCATCCTTTTGATTTTGGTTTTACTTCTATCATCCATCCACCCTTTTACCTCGTGGTACACAATCGACCCATCACTCTCTGTAACTCGAAAATCTGGCAAGTATGAACAGGTGCCTCTTTTCACCCCTTCAAACCAAAAGGTCTCAGGTTCATGCTCCCATTTTAATATCTGTCCCTTTTGCTTTAACCACTCTAAGTAATGGGCATAATTTAATTCCCACTGGCTTCTATAGAAATTTCGAACCCCACCAACCTCAGCCCACTGTTGCTTCCATGATGCTTTGCGTCTTGCTGGATACAATGTGCCGTTCTTCTCTTTGGTTTGCGCTTGCTTCAAATTTTTAGCCGCCCAATCATCTTCGGTTAACCTGGAAAGGCCTTTGGATGTATTTTCAGAGATTAGCTCTCGCACCTCTTGGGTGTGCTTCTTACCCAAAAACCCCTTTGGGTGCCCATGTTGCTTAATAGCCTCTTTAGCTGATGTTGAATTTCTGGCTTTCTGCTCGGTAGACGCAATTCTCGACTTATCTGTTAGTCCAAGCTCCCTTGCTCTTCTACTAACATTGGTTTTCTGCCCTCTCCCCAATTCCTTTGTTAAATAATCAAGATCAAAGCTTGATGCGGGCGTATTCATATAATAGGCAATAATCTTTTGATCATCTTGCTTGGTGAATTTCTCGCCTTTCAACCTATAGCCAAATGCCTTTAGATGCCTATGAACCACACTATGCGATGTTCCATGTGCATCCGCAGTTTTATGAACACTCTTTAGCTCCAGATAGGTTTTCCAATAATCATTAGCTTTCTTTTTAGCTTCTGGATTTTCTGTAAGTTTTGCGCCCATTTATACGCCCACCCTATTCTTTTTCCCCGACTTGGTCTTCACACCAAATCGAGGGCCTAGTCCGGCTTTTCTGGCCTGTGTTGCAGTAATGCGGAGGTTAGTCATTGGCACCTCGCAAAACCTTCCTCAAATCACGAACTATGATTGATTCAAGCAAATTGGTCTTTTTTTCGCAGCCAAGAATAGTTTTGACTCGAGCTAACAAAAATTCATTCTTTTCCAACTCACCCACCTTCCCCAACAGCACTACATTCTCGCGACGGCAGCATTCGAGCTGGGCCTTTAGGTCGTTGATGGTGGCTTGTTGGTGCTGCCACATCTTGTAATCTTCCGAGTACAGCTCCTCTACGCTTTGATCTGGATAAATCCGCTTTTGACGCTCATAGTCACGTGGGTAATTTACCTTGATGTATTCTTCAAAATCACTCATCACCCTTCCTCCCTATGCTGTCCGCACTTAATGCAATACCCAAAATCACTCCAGCAGTGCTCACACTTAAGGCGGTCAGCTTCGAGAATGGCATCTGGTACGCCTCGGCATGCCTCATTCGCTCTCCGGTGAAAATCCTTTGCAATGACCCAAGCTTCGTTAATCTTCTCTGGGTCAACAGATGAAACCCCTACTCGCGACACTTCACGAGCAATGAGTTCGAATGCCATATCCTCAATTGACTTCATGGCATGCCTCCACGTCTGCGATGGCTTGGGCTAACTGAGTCATATTGCGGCCATTCGCCTCTTGGTTAATTACAGCGTCCATTGCTTTTTCTAGTCCACCCATGTGATTAACAAGCTCATGACTCTCAACAAGGCGTTTTAGGTCCGAAAGATTTACAACAAAATTCACTCCATAGCTGTCAATAAGATCATCTTCACTGTGGCAATCGCTAGGGTGCCACTCTCCGTCATAAAACCAAGTTGCGCACTCAATAGCGTAGTAATGTGCTATCTTTCTAAAGCAGTAGTGCGTTGCTAAAACATCAGGTGCCTCATCGACAACCACTCTCGCCTTCTCAATGCCATGTTTCTTAACAAACTCAGTCGCTTTCATAATCTTCCCCTGGCTCACGTTGTCATGCTTAGTCATGCGGTGGCTCCTAATTTTTCAACCCATTTATCCAGTTCAACCTGAGCAAACTGCCTTACTTCACGATCCTTGCTGTGACACATGTGTGCAGCTCTAATAATGATTTGTTCGACCTTCTTTTGTACGGCCTGTTCATCTAGTTCAATGATCGAAATGCCGTAGCTAATCGCATTCCATTGACTCTGTGAGATTCCCTTTTCCATCACTGAAACCTTGCTGATAAACTGCCTGGACACATTCAGGGTTTTAGCTAGTGCAGTAGCGCGCCCAATACCCATTTCCAGCCATGCTCGAACCTGCTTATTTCTATTCATCCCTGTGCTCCAAATAACTGCTTAGCTTTTTCAGTTGGTTTAAAACCTTCTGGGTTTTGCTTATCCCCTGCTACATACCCGGCCAATTCAAGCTGCTCCACAAATGTTCTAGCTGGCCGAGCTGTTCCACCAATCCATTCATTTACTTCTTTAACTGAGGTGCGTCCTGTTTTAGCAATCATGCGACGCAAGACTAGAATCATTTTTTCGCCTTGTCTGACTGCGTGCTTTGATCGAACCCAATCCACGGTTTTATTGTCGTTTTGGTCTTTCATGCGGCACCCCACGTTTCATCAAACAAGATAGATTCGGATTTGGCACATTTAGAGCAGCCTTCACCATCGCTTGCATCTCGCAAGTAGAAGTACCATTTGCCGCTTTTATACGACTCAATAATTATTTCTGCCGCTTTCTTTTTAACGTCTCGCACAGTGCTGCCCTCGGGGAAGCGGATAATTTTCCCAGACTCACCATGTGGGCCAGCAGATATATCCAGCTCATGCATTCGCACATAGTCACCAAACCTATTTCTTTTCCTTTGCGTTGTAATGATGAGCGTGTTGTAAGCCAAGTTGTCATAAGTACCTAAGCCTTCTAAATACTGAGTCTCACTGCCCATTGAGTCTTTTTGCTTTACCCAATTCCGCTCAAAAACCTCACCAAGCGACAAAACATCCCTGCATGAGCACTTGTGATTGACACCCAATCCAGACAAATACCCATCTTCTTTAACTATGCGTCCAGAGTTGTATAGCGTTTTAGTCACTATTTTTTTGCGCAGCAGATTCCCTAATTTTGCTTGCTGAAGGAAGCTCACACCCCACCTCCCATACTCCACAGCGCTCTGATCCGCTGCTCGCTGTACTGATCAATCTTGCTCATATCCAGATTCTTGTACTCGTACTGCTTTGGCTTCGGAGTACGCTTGGAACTGGCTCTACGCTTAGCCTTGCTGCATGTGAAGCAGAGGCATGTTGATTTGTGGGTCATAGAGCACCCCCGATACGAGCATCAGCCCAGTTGCACTGAACTACCGTTAATCCGCCATGCTGAAACCGGGACCACAAACGATCACCCAAGTTTTCTTCAAGCTGCTTGATGGTCCAGTTAGAAATCAGCATCGTCGGCTTTGCTTCGTCATAACGAGCATAGAGAACTTTATGGACCAGCTTTAAGCGGTTTTCGTGCTGATCATTCAGACCGTATTCATCCAGGATCAACAGGTCATATTCGGCAAAGCGGAACACGGCATTGCTTTCGTTGTCGTCTGTTTTCTTCCATGCATTCGCAATCTCGTTTGCCATATCCTCAGAAGTCACATAACGGGCATATTTCTGTTTATCTAGAACGTTACGGGCCACAGCACACGCAAGATGGGTTTTGCCTGTACCAGTACGTCCCACCATGATCAGATTACGCTGTACCCCTTTGTTGAAGTCTTTAGCGAAAGTGGCACACTGATGCTTTGCAGTTTTCTGGCCGTCGTTGCTAACCTGGTAATTCAGAAAACCACTTTCAGCATGACGCTTAGGCAGCATGGCTCCGGCGAAGTGTTTTTCACGTACCATCTGGTTTACAGAGTGAGCGTGTTCATCTTGGGCTTTGGTGACTGCTTCAACTGCGCATGATTTACAAACGGACCGGCCAAACATCGTGACCATTGCTTCGCTGTGCTTTGAGCAGAATTCAGAAGAAAGCTGAATCGTTTGTTGAAACTGAGTGTGCATTGCGTTCATAGCATGCCCTCCGTGTCTACATCATCGACTACAGGTGCATACTGCTCTACCTCACCCCAAGCATCGTTCACATTGCGAAGATTGCTCTGTTGAACAGAAGATTGTGTTTTAGGTGCTGGTTTCTTGAATTCGCGTTTTACCCACTTCACAAATTTTGAATACATCTGGTTATTAGTAAGCAAACCAGCTTTCAGCTGTGTTTCGTAGTGAGCGTTGATTTCAATGAGTAGCTGCTTGACCAGTGTTTCAGTCATTGGCATTTCACCTGAACACTGTAACCATACGTTGAGTTGGTTTAAGTCTGGTTTCCAGAGATTGAGAATTTCATCGACTGAATTTTCAGTGACGATTTCTGTGTTGTGTGTTTCTTTAATATTTTCTTTAAGTGTTTCTTTAATAGGGTCCCGTTCAACGGTACTGGTCCCGTCACGTTTGGTGGTACTAGTCCCGTCCCGTTTAAGGGTACTACCGTTAGATGGGACTGGTCCCGTTTGGCGGTACTGGTCAGGAGTAAAGAAATAACTATTGAGACAACCAGTTTTTCGCTCAACTTTGATTAAGCCTTGGTCTTCTAAATCCTTGATGCAAGCCATCACTGTGTCGCGTTTTTTAATGCCACAGTATTTTTGAAATTGAGTAATTGCGATTGTGTGTGAAGAACGGTCAAAACCTACAGTTTGACGCATGATGAACATTAGGCACTTGAATGCTTTGTCACTTAACTGCGCCATGATCTGGTCGTCAATTACAGCGTGAGGCATTCTGGTATAACCCTCTTCTCTCTTCGACATAGCTTGTCGCTCTTTTCTGGGAAAATGAACCACTTCTCCTTGTGGGATTGGTGGCTCATGTGCTAAATTTGATTTGTTCATTTAGATTTCCTAATGTTGGTGAACACTAAAAGCCTGATCTGAACCATCAGGCTTTTTCTTTGTCTGAATCCCCGTGAATCCCTTCCGATCCCTCAGCGATAAACACCTCTGTACTTAAATCCCTTAATAAAGCGGATACTCCCAAGCGCTCCATATTTCGAGCCTCTATACTGAGAACATGCCACTCACCAGCGATCTCTTTTTCGAGTAGCCAGGCGAGATACTGGGCCAAGTCCTTTCCTTTGATGTTGGATAAAACACGTGCCCGTTCATGATTTTCAGGAGATAAACGAACATGCGTAGATTTCTTTTCCAGACTCATAAATTCACCTATGCCACTTGTTTAGTTTTGCAATGCTTTTTCCAAAGCTTTTGGAGTTTTGTTGCTAGACCATGTGAAAGGCGCTTACCACATACACCACGTTCCAGATCACTTACATAATTTTGGGAACAGCCGATTTCCATGCCGATTTGGGTCTGAGTTAGGCCTTGATTACGTAACTCAGAAATCATGGTTTGCCACTGATTCATAAGAACCTCCTATATTTTTAAACCAATATATAGGTTTTCCGATATTTATACAATAGCCAAACCGATTGTAATTTGTATCAGAATTCCGATAGCAGTACTTAAGGAAAAATACTCATGCCAACTTTGGGTGAAAATTTAAAAAATATTCGCAAAGCGAAGAAAATGACCCAAAAGCAGTTAGCTCAAAAGTCTGGGGTAAAGCAGTCTGTAATTTCAGATTTAGAAACCGGCAATGCAAAGTCAACTGGTTCTATTCTTGAACTGGCTAATGCCCTTGGAGTTACTGCCGAAGAACTAAAAAAAGGCGCATTTGATGAGGTTTCACTAACAAACGTTATTCCTGTATCCCCTCGTATGGCCCCTGTTTTGTCATGGGTTCAAGCAGGTACGATGACGAATGTTGAAGCTGTTGATATGTCTCAGGTTGAAGAGTGGTTGCCACTTCCAGATGGAGACTGTGAAAAATGCTTTTACCTTAAGGTACAAGGATTAAGTAATTATCCAGATTTTCATGAAGGTGATTACATCCTGGTTGATCCAACTTTACCATTTTGTGACATGAATTCTGGTGACATTGTGGTGGTTAGAAAGGTTGATGAGGCGACTTTCAAAAAACTGGTTATCGAACCAGATGGCACTAAATACCTTAAGGCAATAAACCCTGATTTTAAACCGAACATCATTCCACTTGATGAAGAGTGTGAATTTATTGGGGAAGTAGTGGATTGTATTCGCTACGTTTATCGCGCTAAGAAGAAACCACGTAAGAGTTAAGAATAACAAGCTTTAGATCATTATTATGGGGCTTGAAGTTGAGTATAGAAAAATAAGGGGTAAAGGATGACTGAAGCTTACATCGATGTTCCATTTGAATTGTATTATGATACAAAGAATGGGATACCTATCGAGGATGCAATTGAGCAACTTAAGGCATTAAGTAAGATTATTGGAAAACAGGCTAATATTGTTTCTAGTATTTCTAACGCTAGCATTGAAAGAACTGAGGTTTTTGTTAACGAGCTTATTGAAGGTAGTTGGCAGGAAAAACTTTGCATTAGACTGTTCTTTAAATCCGAGGAAGAGTATGAAAAATTTAAAAATGCTTGTGGCGATGTTGAAATGAGTGGCTGGCTTAAAACAGTCATTGCAATGGGTTTTGGGGCATTCCTTCTATTCTCTATTCAACAAATGCTGCCTCAAAAAGATGCAAAACCTCAAGTAAACATTGAGATAAGTAATAATAGTGGAATAGTTTCATTAGGGAAAAGCATTGATTTAAGTGACGAGCAAATCAATAAAGTATTAGAAAAAAATTCCAATCCCACAAAATCTGAAAAACAAGCTGCCCTTGATGTGATAAGTCCAGCTAAAAATGGAGGTGCTAGTCAAATTCAGTTGGTAGGTTATGATGAGCTAACTATTCCTCAAACATCTTTTGAAAACCTGCCTGATGAAGTGCCTAGTCAGGAAGGAACTGACCGAGAATCTCCTCACTCAAATATTGATTTATATATTTATGCAAGTGATAGGGATAAGTCTTCCGTTGGCTGGGCTGGCATTGTGCCTGACTTATTTGAAAATAGGGTTAAGTTTGAATTGGGTGAGGGTGTGAATCCCAACACACTTCACGGACAAAGAAAAATAAAAGCTGATATTATTGTTCACGAAAAATATGTTGCGTCAAAAAAAACCTACAAGCCATTTAAAGTGACAATATTAAAAGTCGCTTAATCTTCTTGTGCTCACTCAACCCACCCTGTGTGGGTTTTCTTTTGTCTATTAAAACATAGCTAAAAATAAAAATATCGGTTTTTCTATATTTTTATCGGATTTCCTATTGACTAATAATATCGGAAATGCGATATTAATTTCACCAAGACAACAAAAAGCCCCAACGTTGCGGTAACAACTTGAGGCCCGACCCACCCTACAGTGAGTGAATTAATTATGAATGCAAAACTTACTTTATTCAATAGCCTCCTAATTGCCTCAGTGGTATCAGGCTGCAACTACGCTGATGCCAGCGCAACTGCACAAGAAGTTGAAGTCTCTATCAATCAGGCTAAACCATTCGTTGCACTTCAAGAGCTATCAGTTCAGGGCAAGCTTTACCCACATGAACACGAAGGTACGGAATCTATCGGCAAGGCAATCGTATGGCTAGAAGGTCAGGAGGATTGCTCACTACAAGTTGAGGTTCTGCAAGTCAATGAAGATGGTCAGCAATGGATTGAACTTGGTGAAATTCGATTTATCACCCCGGATGACCGCGATTTAGGTGCACCTGATTTTGAAGAAGGTATGACCAGCAAAATCGTTGCAGAGCTTACTGCTGAGTTTGAAGAACAGCTTGTTGTGGCGAAGGAGGCGGCATGAGTGCTAAGCCAAATTTTCACGCCTACAGTGGCGATAAAGAGAAGTTTCAAAAGTTTCTTGAGCGTCAGCGTTTCAATACGTTCTCAATGTTCAGCATTGACAAGAATGGCAATCATGTATTCAAGCTGTACTGGGATTCTAAGCCGGATAGCGATTGGAGTAAGCCGGAAATTAAGGCAATTATTTGCTTGGTTGGCACTGGAAAAATGAATGACGAGGATATTGGCAGGGTAGCTACTGAGGTGAGAGAAATTTTGAAGGAGCGCCGGGTATGAAAATCAAAACCGCTTTTGCCGAACAGTTCAACACTCACGACTACGACCCTGATTTTGCAGCCCACTATTTTGGACGCATCGAAATACACTTGGACACGCAGTACATGCTGCTTGATGACTTGCACACCCAGCGCGTCACGCTATCCATCTTAGTGCTACAGGACGGAACGATTGATACAGATCAGGTGTGCACAGTTAAGACTTACCGTGGTCTGCCGGATGACTGTGTGTTTAACGATGAGTTTATCGCAATTGATGAATTGACGACCCAGCAGTTTGATTACTTCACGAATTTGGAAGAAGTGAAGCGCGAAATTGGGCTGTTTGGAATGGAATTGGCACAGGTTGCTTAGGAGAAGAATATGAATGCACCGGTACAAACACACGCGCCAGCACTACCTGGCAACGCTCAAACCTCAGCACTGGTTTTAGATCCACAAGCAATGCAAAACATGGTCGCATTTGCTGACTTTATGTGTAAAGCAGTCATTACAGTGCCAAAGCACCTGCAGGGCAACTCGGGCGACTGTCTTGCAGTAACGATGCAAGCGATGCAGTGGGGTATGAATCCTTTCGCTGTAGCTCAAAAAACACATCTGGTCAGCGGTAATCTGGGCTATGAGGCTCAGCTGGTCAATGCGGTAATTATCTCTCGCGCCCCTATTGTTGGTCGACCAGATTATGAATGGTATGGGGATTGGTCGAAAGTGGTAGGCAAGACTTGCAAGGCGCATGATATTGGGGTGCGTGTATCTGTGGTGCTCAAAGGTGAGGATCGTCCGCGCATTCTTGACGTGTCTTTTGCTCAAGTCGGGGATGTTCGAAACTCTCCAAACTGGGCCAATGACCCACGCCAGCAGATTGCATATCTGGCGATTAAAAAAATGGCTCGACTGCACTTCCCTGACGTGATTCTAGGAGTATATACGGATGACGAGTTAGCCGACCATGCTAGCTTTACCTCTGCCGAACGAACAGTGACAAGCAGTGACCCTGACGGCTACCAAGCATTTGAAGCCGAACACCTGCCACACTTCAAAAATGAAGCGCAGTACGGTACTAAGCGCCTGCAGGCCGCCTACTCTGCTCTACCAAGCAGCAATTTGAAAAATACATTCTGGTCGAATCATGCTGCAAGTCTAAAAGAAATCGCACAATTTGCTGATCAGGCTTTGGCTCGCGAAGGAGAAACCTATGAACATTCTCCAGCGTAGTGATGACTGGCATTCTGAGCGATGCGGCAAAGTCACAGCAAGCCGAGTAAAGGATTTAAATGCCAAGCCAAATAAAGGCAAAGCTTTAAATGCATTGGGTTTAACTATTCTAGCTGAGCGCCTAACCGGCGTTCAGAAGGAAATCTTCACAAACACAGCAATGCAATGGGGTATCGATAACGAGCCTCATGCAATAGCGGCTTATGAAAATGAAACGGGTAACTTTGTAGTTGGAGCGGGCTTAATTGACCACCCTTTCATTGAAATGTTCGGTGCTTCACCTGATGGGCTTGTTAATGATGAAGGTCAAATTGAAGTTAAGTGTCCTGATACTACAACGCATTTGAACACCCTGCTGACTAAGCAAGTACCAGATGAGCACATTCCTCAAATCACTAGTCAGCTGGCTTGTACTCGTCGTGAATGGTGTGACTTTGTGAGCTATGACCCTCGCCTGCCTGAGTATCTGCAGCTGGTGATTATCCGGGTATTTGCAAAGGATTTGGATATTGCTGGGCTTGAGCAAAGCGTGATTGCTTTTAACAAAACGATAGATCAGGCAATTGACCAGCTCGCATTAAATCAGAAGTTAAAAGTCGCATAAACCTACTTTAATAAAAAAGTAGACCGGATTTTTAGCACAGTTATTTATTTTAATAAAAGATTGGTGATGTGATGGATGTTAGTAAGAAATTTTTGGAATACCTTGAGGCAAATCCGAAGGCCAGTGCAACTGTCGTTGAGGGAAATCATACCAAGTCAATAATGTTTGACGGTGCGCTTTTGGTGCAGACAAGTGATGTAACTTTTTTGCGTATTGGTGATGAAATCTTTGAAACACATATTTCTTTTTACGACAAGATTTTCAATCTCCTACAGCAAAATCCTTTAATGAATTGAGGTGGCGTGATGGATATTAAAGAAAAGCAAGCTTTTGACGAATATTTTAAAGAGAAATACCCAGAGCTATACAAAGATGTGTTCAATGAAGATGGTGATGAAAGAGCCATTATTGGCTACTCATTTGCGCTTAGTGCATGGCAAGCAAGAGCCAAAGCCCAAGCGGTGCCGGAAAAAGATGCGGTCATCAAGAAGCTTAGTGATCAGCTCTATGCGCAAGAAATGAAAGCAAGTGCTGCTCGGGTTCTCTGTGAGACGGCTTGTGAATTATTGGATGATTATGCACATCAAGATGCAATGGTGATTCTTAATGATTTAGAGCAAGCCATGAAGGAGTCCACATGAAAAAACACCACATGGAACACCTCGAATATTTGTTTTTGGGTTGGCTGCTGTTGGGGCTGATTGGTTTTGGTCTGGCTGCAATGGGGTTTTGAGATGGGAAATAAATATAGCGCCTTGAGCAAAATAATCAGTGAAGCAATGAGCCTAGGTCGTGAAGCTGCAAAAACTGTTGATGATGGTGGTACTGCCAACAATGACCGCATTTGTATCAGCGGTTTAAAAGGTGTTCGTGAAAGCACGTTAAATAATGCTGGTATCAACTGTTATAAGCATTGGAGTTTTTCTGGAACATTTATTTTAAGTCATTCTTTTGGTCAGGGTAATAAAAACTGCAAAGGCTTGTCAGTTGCACTTGACCATATGAAAAACAATGGTGTCGATTGCTATATGCACTGGCAAATGGATTGAGGTGGCGCAATGATCTTAAAAGACAGTGATTTGCCGGAAGAAGTGGTCATCAGTTTGGGAGAGGTGGTATGAATCTGATTGAACAGTTGGGCGGGTATGAGAAGGCTAAAGCATTTCTTAATGCTGCATCTTACACAATAGATGAGTTAATTATGATGCAGAGATCTGGACTGCGACCTCAGCATGTGGAGAAAGCCCTTCTCGAATACCGCCGCCAGCACAATAAGTATGAAGTGGACGATCTGGTTGTATTTTCAAACGAAAAATTAATGAAACCGGTACTTTTGAAAATTAAAGAGTTCCGACATTTTAATTTGGTTCGTCTTGAGGTTCTTGATAGTGGGCTTTGTGGCCCTAGCTATCAGACAGATATACGCCACGCTACCGATGCAGAAATCAAAGCGGGTAAAAGATTGGAGGTGGTTTGATGGGTATTGCATTTGATCTGACATATACCGAGCGCCGAATCTCAACAAGCGAGTTTGCTCTCCGTATGAATATATCCGAGAAAGAACTTTATGCTCGGATTAACGATGGGCGTATACAGCAACCTTATAAAGATGGCCGAAAAAACTACTGGCTAAACAGCTATGTTTTGGAGTGTATTCTAAAAACAGAAGGTGGTAATATAGGTTCGCTAAATGCATAAAATAAGAAAAAAGAAACTGGTCGCATTTAGCGGCCTTTTTTTCACAACAAAATTAATTGTGAGTAAGATAGTGAGTAAGAAGGTAATCTCTACAATAATTATTATTTAAATACATCTACTTAAATGCACGATGTTGAATTGCATCCATCGTGATCATGCTGGCTGAGCGAATCACTTCATCATTGATTTTACAGATTTCATAAATGGCAGCAATGAAAAAGCCTTGGCCATCTTTGCGTCGTACTCCCCAACGCTGAGCCTTACCATCAATATATTTTGCTTCATAAAATTCGGTCACCGGAATAACTCCAAACTTACCTTTAAATGCAGCCTCCTGGAAACTTGGCTTTTCAAATAAAGTTTCATTTCGGGCATTATAGGTCCGTTTAGCCGAACTTTTATCCTGAGCCCACTTTGGCACCAGTCCGAACATTACGCTACGCCATTCCAAGCCATATTCTGACTTGAATAGTAAAGGCAAATCATAGGCTGGATACACTTCTTCGAGATAATCGAAAGGAATATCCGGTAACTGAAGTTTATCCACCTGAACACGCGTAACAGGTTTAAAATTGGCACACATAGGCGAAAATTTAAAAAACTATAGGTCATATATAGTGATAACTTTTAGTATTTCAATAGACTAGTGGCTGGATAATATTATGTATAAACAGCAGAATTTGACAAAAATATCTTAAAAAAACTTAAGGAAATACAGGCCTGAGTACAAATAAGATAGTGTTATATTCTATGTACTCAGGCCTTTTATTATTTAATGTGTTTAAGTAGAAGCCTGATTATGTTCATACATTTTTAAAAATTAGACAGTGTATATTGTACTAGCGGTAGACCATACCTCCATCTGTTAAAATTGCCTGCCCGGTAATATAATCGGCATCTTCACTCGATAAAAAAGCCACCAGCGCAGCCACGTCTTCAGGTGTTTGTGCACGCCCTAGTGCAATACCACTCACATATTTTTTGTATGTTTCACCAATTGGGGTATGGGTAATTTCAGAGAATCTTTTATCAATTTCTACCCACATATCTGTGCCCACTACTCCCGGACAATATGCATTTACCGTAATGCCATGTGAAGCATATTCCTTGGCTGCGGCCTGAGTTAAAGCACGGACTGCGAATTTTGTTGCCGAATATACTCCTAACATGGCAAAACCTTCATGCCCTGCAATAGAAGCTGCATTAATGATTTTACCTTTTTGCTGGCGCGCTTTAAATTTTCGAGCTGCGGCCTGAATACCCCACAGAACTCCACCAATATTAATATCGCTAATTTTTTGCAGTTCTTCAGGTGTCACTGCATCAAGAGGCTGAACCTGAGCAATTCCAGCATTATTAATCATAATATCAAAACCGCCTAAAGACTGCTCGGCATGTTCAATACTGGCATACACCTGATCACGCTGACTGATATCAGCAACAAAAATACTGGCTTTTACCTTTAAATTTTCAATTTCCTGTTTTACTTCATTAAGTCGTTGTTCATTCAGATCTACCAAGGCTACATGTACACCTTCCTGAGCCAGTCTTAGAGCAATACCACGACCTATACCTTGCGCTGCGCCTGTTACAACGGCGACTTTATTCATTAATCCTTTATTCAT